AACGACATTATGCGCAACATTCACTTCAAAAACGCTGCCCAACAGCATAATAGAAGATTTTCGATGCTGCACATATTCCTTGTATTTTTCTGCATTTTTGGGCCATTTGCGGGCAATTGCGCCAGCAAGACCGCCAACTGCTCCAATGCAGTTGACGCTGTGAACAATGACGCCTTTATCTACTGCAAGAATGTCTTTATTGATTGTTGTTATCATATTAATCTGTGTCAATTTTTTTGTAGCCTTTGCCGCTATCCACTTCAATCACAACTGATATGGTTTCTGTATCCCCACTTCCTCCAAAGAGGAACTCACCAGCGTCATCTGCTACATACAATGCATGGCTCTTAACATTACTCATAGAGCCTTTGTATTCGTATTCTCTAATCACTGTGAATGTTTCGCGGATTTTATGAGTTTTCATTGAATTTGATCATGTATTGTTCTTTGTTTTGAAACATGTGCATTAAAGAAGATTTAAAAGTCTTTTCAAACTCTATTTGTTTGCTTTCTGGAACATGAGACAGGAACGCTTCATATAATGAAACCAAAGAACCTGCTATAAACACTGGATCGAAAGCTACATTTTGATTTTGATTTAAAATCTTAGCAGCAGGGTAGAGTTTATTATTGTCTTCATATTGACCAAGCAAAGCTATGGATTGAATTTGTTCTTGCATATTATTCTTTATTATAGAGTTTATCCCACAATTTCTTCGACAATATTGATCATTTTTTGATTAAATTCTTCTCTCTTGCCAGCATAAGCAGCAGCATCAGCAGCATCAGCAACAGCAGAAGCAGCATGAGCATAAGCAGCATAAGCATGAGCAGCAGCATAATCAGCATCAGCAGCAGCAGCATGAGCAGCAGCATCAGCAGCAGCATGAGCAGCATGAGCAGCAGCATGAGCAGCAGCATAATCAGCAGCAGCATGAGCAGCAGCATCAGCAGCATTAGCAGCATCAGCAGCAGCATCAGCAGCAGCATAAGCAGCATAAGCATGAGCATAAGCAGCAGCATCAGCAGCAGCATCAGCAGCAGCATGAGCAGCATCAGCAGCAGCAACAGTGCGATCACTACCATCTAACCATTTGTCTGCCCAAGAGTTCCATGACCCATTTTTATATACTAATTTTGCCACCTTGATGGCAAATTCTATTTTTTGTTCAAGAGAGATTTCAGGAAGACTGATTTCCTTGATTAATGTTTGGCTTTTACTGGCAAATTTTAATCCATCATTATTACAAATCCCATCAACTTGAATCTCAAAAAGCTTTGGTTTTCTAATATTAGCATGAATTGGATTAAAAATGACTGCCAACATTGGATGATTATAACAATGTAATACTTGATCTGTACACATCTCATTGCCCTGCTTTGAGACAAAAATAGGAACTCCGATTTCCCATTTTGTATCATTATGGCTAGTCATTTCTTGAGAGAGAAGTTTATAATATTTTTGCATAAATTTGCTATTTTTTACTATAGAGTTTGTCCCACAATTTGTCAACTTCATTTAGTGCATTTTTAGCAATGTCTGGCCACCCTGCCGCTCCATAATCCATATCAGCAATTTCTTTCAAAGCATTAAACATCACCGCCCATTGATCTTGGAAACAATTATAATCTTTTAAATTGATTTCGCCGTATTTACAAACCACTTCTTCACAATGAATAGGAGGGCAGCAGCCAGTTTCTCCACAGCTATCGCATTTGGCGCAGTATGGTGATTCTTCGCTATCAATTTGAGATTGAATTTCTTTGCTAATATTCTTTTTGCTTGATTCAATCCCACAAATAATTGTTTCACCTTCTGCTGTTCCTCCAAGCATCTCCTCAACAATACTTGCAGCAGTATCTAGTCCATCATTATAGTCTTGTTTATTCATTGTTTTTAATTAGTTCAGAGTTCTCAAAAATATTGCCAGATACCATAGATGCTCTAGCCTCTCGACCAAAAGATTCAAATTTGGGCCAATGATAACGATTATAATAAGGACATGTAGCAATCCACCGATAGTCAGCCCACATCACTTCGTAATAAAGATCGCTATATTTTAGAATGTCGCCTTCGTAAATTTCTTTTCCATTTTTGTCCTTCAATCTAGTATATTGCTGAATAACGTATCTTGGTTCTTTGACGATTTCTGCTCCTTCAAAATAATAATCAACAGCAGGAGAAGATGTAAAGCTATCGCAGCCATAATCTCCAACATAATCAACAAGATTGCCTGTGAATGGGCAAATTGCCCAATTGCTGTAGCAATGAAAACTGCTGCTATTTTTTAGCCAATTTTTATTCTGTTTATCCCAGATTCGGAATTTAAATCTATTCATTGTTATTGTCTTTTTTCGTTTCGAAGATGTTGCCAATAACTTTTAAAGAAGGTTTGTGCCAATTTCTTGAAGCGATATTAAACGCTCCGTTATTAAATACAACTTCGTGTTTTATAGTCTCAGCATGACGGTATTCTTCGTCGTAAAAGGAACCAGAAACAATATCGCCTTCGTAAATGTCATTTCCTTTGGAGTCTTTCAATCCAGTGTATTGCTGGATAACATAATCATTTTCTGGCAAAACATTATCATAACCGCCATGATAAACTAGACCCACCAAAGAGATTGCTAAGCGTTGATGTGAAGCATCCCATTCATAAATCCACTTTTTATTCTGTTTATCCCAAATGCGGAATTTTAGTTGTCTATTCATTTGTTTTGTGTGGTTAATACAAAGATAACTTTATTAGTTATAGGGTTGATAGCCCATTCATAACTTATTACTTTGCCATCCTTTACTTCAAAATCTTTAACATAGTACTCAATAAGTGTAGATAAATCTACCGCTATAGTTACTTCATCATATTCTTTATTTGGAGGATCAAACATATTTTTAATTAAAATTAATTACTACTTTATTGGCCATTCAAACATTGAGAGATGAAAGAAATGATCGCCTTCAATTTCCTCCAACCAAACAGCACACCAGCTAGAATAAACTTCACAATTTCGAACTGTATAAATCTGCCCAAGCATAAGGTTGTCTTTGGCGAATTGAATGACGTTGGTGTAGTGTGGGTAAAATTTTCCATCAGCACCTTGAAAGCGAACTTTGTCGCCAGTTTCGGGCCATTCCCATTTTTGAGTTGGGCATCGTTGTTGAAATTGTTCTTTGTTCATATTATAAACATTTAAATCCTTCATAGACGGCTCGAATGATTACCACAACCATAGCCAACATCATAATTTGTATATACCAAGGCGGCGGTGGTTCATTTTCATCTGTTTCATCGCTCCAAGGGCCAGAGTCAAATCCTTCAAACATATTTTATAGCCCCCAACTTATGCATTCTTCTTCTGTGATGATTGCAATCACATGTTCTTTATTCAAGCTATCCATGATCCATTTTTCACGATCACGATAAACATCCCACCATTCTGAAAGCGGCAATTTTAAATCATTTTTTTGGCAGATTTCATCAATGGTTGGAACAGCGGGCCATTCGTAAAAGAATACATGGCGGTGCTTTTGCAGGTAGCCTGCTTGATGTAGTGTTTCGGCTTGAGAGTTTTTGATCATAGATTAATCTCTTCTGTATTATTATTTTGCCAAATAAAGTTGTCCCAAATTGGCGCTCCGCTTTTACGGGCGCGACCAATCTTATACCAGTATTCATCTCCTTGCAAGTTAAACTTCACAATTTTGCCAGAAAATTGATTTTCATCCAGCCATTTATAAGGATAAATATGGCGAAGATAATTACCTAATTCTTGAGCCAGAATCTTCTCCAAGAAATAAACTCGGCTATTGTATTTATTGCTCTTTCTGTCACTTTCGTAAAGAGCTTGACCAAGATCATGATTAAGTTTTTCTTTTGGCTCTTCAATCCAATCAAAAGAATAACTCCAACCATAGGGTTTTGGTTGCTTGGAGTAATCGTAAGCCCACCAAGTACGATTGAGATATGGCTCAAATTTATGAGTGGGTTTGGCGTGCATGATAGTGCGATCATCAACCGCTCGTTTTTCCGCTTCTCTAAAAATAGGGAGAAGATATTTTTGCCGCCAATTGCTGTATTGATGTTGCGCCTTTTTGTAGGCGCGAGCAATTTCGTTCAAAAATTGAACTGGATTTTCGCGGCGATTTTTTCGTAGCAAAAATCTTCCGCGAGTTTCTGGAAGACCAATTGTTTCAAACTTATCATACCACTCCATCCAATCTTTTGACCAGCGAGTGATTGTTTCTGTATTAATTAGTTCGTGAAGCATTTGGGAGCAGGTTTTTGAGTTCGTCAACAATGTCTCTTAGTTTGCTCATTTTACCCTTTTGCATGTAAAAGTCAAGCTCATTTTCGACAAAAGTATTGCCGTTCTCCCATTCTTTTATATCTCTCTCGTAAGATGAAATTAGTTCTTGTAGTTTTGTTTTTAATTCTGTATTTTCTTCAATGAATTTCGCCATGCGATTTGCGCGGTCTTTAAGGTCTGGGCGTTGAATTAAAATGCTTTTTAATTTTACTTGATTGTCGTGGTTGGATTTCCACTGCTTGATTTCTTTATTAAGAGTGTCGAGAGATTTGCGCGAACAAACGTCAGCAATGCACCAATCGCCATTCCAGCCCTGCATGGTGGCGTAGTGAGAAACTTTGAGTGCAGCTTCCCGCACATCGTTTGGAATAGCAATGTCTTCAATCATAGATTTTAAATCTCCCATGTGGTTGTTGATACATAGTCTCCACATTGATCACATGGACTTTCATCGCTCTCATATTCATCATACTGGAACACTTCGACCAGATCAGTGAGCGAACAGCAACCATCTTTCATGTTTTCCTTGAATTTAAGGCACAGATAAATAAAAATCTGCTCCTGCTCTTCTGGAGAAATTTCTGACAAGCATTTTCCATCAAATGTCCAGCCATAAGCTGTGCATCCCTCTGTTTTAATGATTTTCATGATTTAAACACTTTTTGAATTCTTGTTCTGTTAGCAGATCGTCGCTGTTGTATTCTCGAAAACCATTATAATTCTCAATTTTGAGATTCAAAAATGATTGCCACTCTTTTACTGTTTTTCTCTTGCGGAAAATTTGATCATAGTTTTCCCAATAAGAGTTTAAATTTGCTCCTTTGCGGAGTTTGTCTCCTTTTCCTGCTGACATGTTTGTTTTAGAGGTTTATAGTTTTTATAGGAATCTTGTTGACGGGTGTTTTCTGAAAGGGTTCTATACCAGCCGCCATTGCTGCATATTTCGCCTTCTTCGCCAGATACTTCACAAGTCTTGCGGCAAAGATATTCTGCAAAACAAACCATGCCAGCCACTTCTTTGTCGCCACCAGAATAGTAGAAACTTAATTCGGCAAATTTTTCCTTGACCTGGTCAATTTTAACTGCTGGTGGATATACTCTGTTATACTTGATGCATTTGTAGGAGCGTTGGCGAAACTTCTCCACAAAAGAATAGAATGGCTTGTTGTATTCCCATTTGTTGTATTTTGGAAAAAATTTGAGAAAACGCTTATGACCCCGATCTAGGCATTTGCCAATGATGCGCCACAAATAATACATTTTGTTTGTAACTTCGCCATCCAAACGATATGTGCCTTTAATGTAATCCTTAATTGCGCCACAAAGATCATCAACGATTTTCTCCCAGCCTTGAGGAACCCAAATTCCGCATGGGCACTCTGTTTCTCCAAGTTCGTTCTTGTAAAACAAGCTTGGGTATTTGTTCATTAAACGTGTTGAGAAATCTTCCATATTAAAGTTTGTATGAAATTAGCCGAATATAATCGCCGAGATTAATAATCTTGCGTGAGACTAGACCTAAAAAATTGCCAAAAGCTCTCTGCATTTTACCCCTAAAGGTTTTTCCAAATTTAATGGATTCTGATACTTCTTTTTGAAATTTTGCTAAGCGCTCTAATCTTTCTGCTGAATCCGTCTCTTCATATTTTACTAGAGAGGTTTTTTGCAAAACTCCATCAATAAATACAAAATCCATTTCAATCCAAATATCAACTGTTTCGGACTGTAAAGAGTCGTAAGCGTTAATTGTGCAGGTTCTATTGTATGGAATTTTTTCTTTTGAAATCGGTTCCAAGAAGCCTCCAAAAGGGCCGTTTTCCTCAACCCATCTTGATTCAACTTTCTCCTCAAAAAGCTTACCTTCTTCAATAAAGAAATTTGACAATAGACAGTTAAAATCTTTGGTTTGCCAACCAAGTTCGTTTTCACCCAAAAGGGTTAAATATTTGTCAACTTTGGGGTCCGTTCCTTGAATAACGGATTTGTTAAAAATAATAGTGTCAAAAAGGCCCATTTTTTTTATTAGTTAAAGTTTGGTTCTCTCAAAAGATTTTCGATCTTCTGAATATTGTCAACGATAACATCTTGATTCATTGCAATGCGGCCATAGTAGATGCCCAAGCATGGAGAATAAAATTGTTCATAAAATTCTTTTTTCTTGCGCATGATTTCTAAATCGGTTTGCAGTTGCGCGATTTGATCTTTTAACATTTCTTCGTTCATGATTCGTCTGGAAAGAAAAAGTTGGATTCTGTCGCTAAAATAACATACCGATCATTTGTGCCGTCAGGAATGAAAACTTCGTTTTCATCTAGCCAGCCAGTTTGACCATAACTCAAGTGGATTTCGTCTTTGCCAATATAAATTGCGCGTTTCATTGTCGTTTAAAAATAATTTCAAAAAAGGGTTCTTTGGCGGATAGTGCGGCGACGAACATTAGAATGAAGCTGATAAGTATATCCATGCTCTTAATATAGAGGTGTTTTTGGAGAAGTCAAATGTTTTGATAAGGTTTTTCGCGAAACCATTTTGTTAAAATGAATTTTTCGCCATCTTCCACTGGCATTCCCCAATGTTTTGATTCAGGAATATTTGAGCCGTCTCTTGTGTTTTGCCACAAAATCATGGTTCCCATTTCTGGTTTTGTTTCCAAATCAATTTCTGTAAAACGTGTATAGCCACCTTTAGGAGTGTTGTTTAAGTAAATCATGGCGGTCCATGTGCGATTGCCATGCAATTCAACTTGACGTTTCTGCTCATCGGTTAAAGAAAAAAGCGAATCAAAATGAGGCTTAAATTGTTCGCCAACTTTGTAGTATTGGCCTTGAATTTGCTCGCTGTATTTTTCTGGAATATCAACAATATTTAAAATCGCGTCTTCAATTTCAGAAACGATTGGATTAGTTTTGCGAAACAAATGAGCAGTTGAACTTGTGCGAAAGTCTGAAATTTTACTTCCGCCATTGTCATAATCAATGACGGAAGATTTTTGGCATTTTTCTTTGATCACTTCAATGGTTTTCAAACACTGCCCTTCTGTCAAGACGTTTTTGATTTTAAAGATGTTTAATTTGTCCGAAAGTCTTTCGGCATTATTATTTTTGAGAATATTCTCAATTTTGAGAATTGGGGCAGAGGAATCAGTTTGGAAAAGATTTGGCAGTCCGAATTCATTAATAATGAGTTGTTTATCAAACCCTTTTTCCAGCAGAATTTCGGCCAATTCTCGTTTAGGCGAACCTCTCCTCACATTATCCCAAATCCAAAATTTCCAAGAATCGTCAAAGCTGGTCTTTTTCATGCAAGAGATACGCTTCTAGCGTGTAAATACTATCGTGAAAATAGACAAGAAAGCTCGCGCTATTTTAAACTCTTTTCCAAAAGATGTTCAGGATTATTTTCAAGAAATTGATGACAAGTGCAAAAAATCTGGCGTTCAATTTCGTGTCTCAGGAGGCAGGGCAGTGTATTCGGGCGGAGGCCGCTGTGGCGGATTCTTTTCTGATTCTCCGAGAGAGTTGGCTATTGCAGTCAACAAGCCCTTAAAATGGGTGATTGCCACACTGGTTCATGAGGATTCTCATTTTGATCAATGGTTGGATAGCCAATCAATCTGGTATAATGAGACAGTTGCTCGTAATTTTAATAGTTTTTTTGATTGGTTATCAAAGACAAAAAACATTAAAAATCCAACAGAGAGCGCCAAACATGTGATCTCTCTTGAATCTGATTGTGAAAGACGTTCGATTAAAAAAATAAAAAAAAGATGGTCGCACGTTATTTCGCCAGAAGAGTATGCTCAGTCTGCTAATGCTTATATGTTTTCTTATTTGTATATGGCGCACTCAAGAAAGTGGATTTCTGAGTCTGTAAAAATTAAAAACAAATGTTTTTATAGAAATTTCCCGCAAAAAATACTCGGTAAATTTGAGAACTTGTCTGAGAAATATTTTGAGCTTTTTCGCAGATATGACCGAAAATGCAAGAGCGGCTCCAAATAGAGCCGCTCTGCGTCCTACAACTCAAAGTTTGTAAGAGAGGTTTTATTTATCTTTAGCCTTGCCAACATTCAAAGCGAGCCAATCAACAACCTTGTAAAGCTTGCCAGCCCAAGTGTCGTCTTTAGGAGTGGGAGTGAGAGCAGCAATAGCTGAAAAAGCAGCAATAACTGCTGTAACAGCATGAACAATGTCAAGTTGGTGAGTGAGAATCCAAGTAATCATACAATTCTTTACACTTAAAAAATAGATTTATTTTTCAATTCTGTGTTCAAAATGCTCGTCAATATTAAGGCAGCGAAAAACTGTGCCTTCATATTCAGTAACTAAAGACTGATGGAAATGAGCGAAGTACCAGTATTTAGGTTTGGTTTTGTCCCAAAGTTTTTCCATATCCATGCTTTCTTGAATAAGCTCTTCTTTGAGGGTGCCGTCACCATCCAAGAATATTTTGATATTGTCAAATCCCTTAAAAGCTCCGCAATTAGCTGGACGAGTATGAGTCGCGACAATATCATATTTTTTATAATCGAAATCGTCTTGATAAACAAAAACTTCATCAGGCCACCATAAACGTCTTTCGTCTCCATGTTTTTGAAGCTTTTCGTTTTCTTTAATTCTCCATGCTCTATCAATACTGATAGCTCCTCCTACCCAAAGAATATTTTGAGATAATAAATTTAGCTCTGAATAATCCTTGAGTAAGGTTATATTACTTAAATCAAAAGGATTATTTGTCTCGCGGAAGTAGTCGGGATTGTCATGATTTCCTTTTCCCGCATAAAGATGAATATTTCTCTCTATTAATTGTTTATTCAAATTACTGAATTCAGTTTTATAATAATTAGGCTTGTGGAAGCCTACGCCAACATCTCCCAATATAAATAAATATGAATCACGATGATTATATCGACCAATATCGTAATTAAGTTTGGAATAGTTTCCATGGATGTCTCCAATAAAAATTATTTGATTTTTAGCGTCTTTCATGATAATATTAAATATGAAACGTCATAATATAAACGAATCAGATGTACTTGTCAAGCTTGAATGGGCATGGTTTTTAGGATTTTTTTTGGCAGATGGTTCTTTTTATCCAAAAAGAAACTTCTAAAATTGCTGAACTTTTATATGGTCAGAATTCAGACATTTGTTTGCAGAGAAAATATATACTGGCAAAAAATATGATATTGAATTAGTTTTATTTTTTATCATATTTTTATTTAAAATCGTTTATAACGTAATCCCAAAGACTGTCTGTTTCTGGATTTGGAAGTCTGTCAGGAATATTTAATTGTTCAATGAGCATTTTCCAATGTTCATCAATTTCTTCTTGAAGATATTGAATATGACTCTTGTAAACTTCAATGATAGCAGTCTCTTGATCGTTGTATTCTCTTGGGCCGATTTTCATGAAAGTCTTTCTTTTTCTTTTTGCATCCAGCTTATAGCACAATCATAGTTGCAAAATTCTAATGAATGATTTGTGCTATAAAAATATGATGGAGTTCCAACTTGTTTTACAGGATTAATAACTTTGTCCCACTTGCTCCAATTCTTGGGACCGCCGCTAGGAATAAAACCTGATTCTTTGCTTTCGTCAAAAACCAAACCACAATGGTCGCATGTATGTCGTTGAATAGTATAACTTGCCATATTATTTGATCATTAGATAATTGTGCAGCATAATGTCGTTCGGGTTTGGCACCAGCTTGTCAGGAATTCTAGCATCATATAGCTCTTGTTTAGCATCATGAATAGTTTTTCCATCACGTTCACACTTTGCAATGATTACTGCGGCAGGGCTTCTGCTGTAGCCCGCCATGCAGTGAACTAGCAGTTTATCAACTGGCGCAAGCTCTCGAACAAATTCGATAATCTGGCGAACATGCCCTTCATTAGGACAATCTTTAAATGTAGCTCCAGTAACATGTATTTGATCAAATGTAATATCTTCAAAGTCTAGAAACAAATACTTCTTTCTTTCACGAAACTGTTCTGGTAGAAAATGCCCAAGAGAAATAACCGCATGATAATCTTTGGCGTATTTTTCTGCATTGGCAAAGTCTGTGTAGTGGTTAACTGTGTTCATGTTTTTCTACATTAATGTATTCAAATCTTTTATCAACAGAAAAATTAAATATTTCAAGAACCATCTGTTCAGCGTCACGTTGATGCTGCTCTGGTATTGAATCAATGAATTTATTGAATAAAACCATCAACGTTGTAGCCATCATTGATGGTGTAAGATTAAAATCTTTTACAAATTTAGCTGCAACAAAGCCTCTAGCCTCATCAAGCATGATTTCTATAATGTTTTGCCAATTTTGTTGCATATTCTATTATAGCTTAATATCCAAAAGCGTCAAGTGTATATTTGAAAGGATTGCCTTCGATGTTTTTGACAAGATCAAGCATAGTGGAAGCAATATCGTGAATTTCTTTTTGAGCGTGCTCGCTTTTTCTAAGCTTTAGAAAATTCGCAAAACTACGCATGTTAAACATTAGGTCTGATTGAATTTGTGAATTATAAGTCTTAAAATATCTAGCTGATTCCTTGGCGCGTTTGCGACCAAGAACGGGTTCAATATCTCTAATACATTGATGATAAAGATCATTGCCTAGCTTTGTATATCTTTCAAGTACATCTTGCCAATCTTCATCATTAGCTGCAAAAACAAATTCTTCATAACATTCTGAAGTAACACTATTTGTAACTTTAATTTCTTTCCAGTCATTAGGAATGTAAAACTTATCTTCTTTTAGTTCTTTATAGCGTGCTGATTCAGCATTAAGGCTAGAAATTCGGTGTTTTAAAAGATGAACGTGCGAAGCGATGTCGCAGTCTATAAGAAAATGCACGACTCCTTTTTCAAATGGAGTTTCATGACCATTACTCCATAGCATGTTGATAAGTTTAGGAATACGTTCACGCTTATCTTCTGTAATATCTCGGCTAGTGCTAGTCCAGGCTGAGCAAGCAATCACTTCGTCGCTTCCATAGTGGCCGATTAACTGAATTTTATTAGTCATATTTATAGCTTATTACTTCTTTCGATTTCTTTGATTTTAAGTTTTGCGTAAGCTTGTAAAATTTCATTTAGTTGTTGGCTATCGCCGCTATATTCTGTACCGATGACAATCATGAGATTAGATTTCAAACTGCCGTCTGGCAATTCATTAATAAATTCCTGCAAGGTCTTTGCTGGTCGCAAAGCTTCTGGAGAGATTTTGATATTTTTGATAATCTCTTGGGTTTGGCTCTGGTCTTGTGAACTGTTATAATTAACAGCAATGATGATTGCTGTGGAAACAACATAGATTGCAGCAATGATGGTGACAATTGTTTTATGATTCATATTTAATTAAATCTGGATTTCTTTCCAAGAGGTGTGACACAATGTACACACATTCTTGCGCTGTAAAACTTGTTTTTAAATCGCACACTTCACAAATGGCCTCCACTTCTTGCATGTAGAGTTGATAGAGTTTTTCTTTATTAATTTTCATGTCCACATGTAGTCACGGTATTCAATCATTTGCTTGAGAATGTTGGTGTCAGTCTCGCTAATGAGTTTCTCCATTTTATTAAGCTCTCCATAGAGTTCTTCATAGGATTTGCCCTTTTGAAGGTCTGTAAGAGGATGCGGAGGATAAAGAGCGTTTGCTTGTGATTCACAATTTGGTTTGCCAACAGTAATCCAATGAGCGGAAGAATCAAGCCAATTCTTGAATTTGCGTTGTTCTGGAGTTGCATCCCAATCAACCCATGATTCATCAGCCTCTTTCTTGAAACTAAGAATCATTGCAAAATTAAGATCAACAACAAGATTTGCAATATCAACCCAAGTGCGAGGAATAGCTTTGCGAAGCTCTTGATGCTTGGGGAAGAAAAAGCATTTAATTTTGTATTTAAAAGTTTGGAACCGCATCCATTTAATGCGGAAAAAAGTGGTGACTTCTTCGCGGAAGAAGTATTGAACGGGATGGTTCTTTTTTGTTTCTTTTTCCCAAGCTGTCCAGCCAACGGTGTCATCGTGCGGATTCCATTCGAGACTGTGGGGTTTTTTATACCAAAAGTTCTTGATCATACTTATATTATGCAGAGATTTTTTGCTTTGTCAACTCGCGAATGCGGAAAATAGCTTGACACTTAAATTTCATCTCAACATCCCAAAGTACGTCACGCCCATAGTTGTTAGGGATTGAAGCTGGCATATCAGCATGCTTGCGAGTGCCGTCAACACCTTCGCTATAGTGAAACAACGGACTTGTTGGCCAAGTGTCATAAGCAAGATTGAAGGCTTCTTCGGCGCTCAAATTGTCGTGCAAAATACTATGATGCAAGTTGTCGTAAGTAACTGGAATCTTGCGCGAATTAAAAAAGTATTTAATAAGATTCTTGATGCCCCAAACACCTTTGGCATTGTCATTGTTTTCAAGAACAAGGCGCTGGCGAATGTTGTCGGGAAGGGAATCATAAACGCTCAAAACTTTATCAGCAAGTTTTTGAGGCTCTGCTGTTTCCTGCCTGACGTGTATGTTGAGAGGCGAACGATAATCTTGCGGCAAATCCAACAGGTCAAAAATCTCTGCATGTTGCTGCAAGTCAAGAATGCTGTTGTCAATACATTCTTGATTGCTAGAGGATAGAGTAATATACTCGCTAGGGTGAGCAGATAGTCGAATAGGATGAGAACGAAGAAGCTGCTTGATTGACTCACAAACAGAAACAATGTTTGCGTAATTTGGCAAATCTGCAATGCGAAGACGAACATCTTTGTGCGTCAAAACTGGAGCGAGAGAAGATGAGAGACGATAACCTTGAATATTGTTAAGCTGGCAAAAACGAATAGTATTGAGAGTCATCTTGAAATTATGCAAGATGCGCTCAGAAAGCTCTTGAATAGCAGTGTTACGAGGCAGTTTGGCAAACTGCGTGTAAGTCATGGAGCGAAAGCTCTGCCCGTTATCAGACAATGTTTTGGAGATGCAGCAAAGGGATAGGTTCATGGTTTACTATACCATCTTGTTGCTGCTTGTCAAGAAACAAGCGTTAATAGTTCGGCTCTAGGCGCAATATATTATTGATTTCTTTTTTGATTTTCTTGATCATTCTATGCTTGGCAAGATAAATTGCATCGCAATTTACTTTATATTTGTTCATGACTTCTTCATTACTCAAGTTCTGAAAATGAATATCATTAAAAATCATATAGTCCTTATTTTTGCGCTGCTGTTTAAGATTTTTAAGCGCCTTAATGAACAAATTTTGCCGATATGATTTCTCGATAATGGAGTCAATTTCTTGATTCTCATCTGGCTGCATTTCCAGCAGCAAGTCGTCTCCAGATGTGACTTTTTTGTTCATTCTTTGGTTGCGGCGAATAATGTCAATCATTCTCCACTTGGCAAACGTGGTTACCCAAGAATAAATATTACCCTTTGACGAGTCAAACTTCTTCTCTTTAAAGAAATTCGCCATAGAGATAAAAACCTCTTGAACAACATCATCAACATCTTGCGATGGTAGCTTATATGAGATTGCAAGAGACTTTAAATAATCATAAAATTGAGAAAAAAACGAATCCCAACTTTTTTTATTTTGCCAATCACAAAGATTTTCTTCTTTAAATTCGCTCATTTTGAAGAGGTTAAAGGTCTAAACTTGGAGATTTCGTTTTGAAGATTGGAATATTTCTTGTGCGAATGCCAAATTTCAATAAAGTTTCCGCTCTTGTAAACTCCTTGAGTTGTTGTAATCACTGTATTTGGCGGCAAAAACAATTCGGGAGGCTGTTGTTCTAGCTTTTCAAGCGGAACGGGCTTTTGCTGACTGCACCCGCTAACCAATAGCAGAATCAAAAGTTTTTTCATTTCTTTAGGTCTTGTAAGAAGATGTGCATTTTTTGCTGCTCTTCAATAATTTCTTCATCTAGCTGTTCAGCTTTTCTTTGAGATTCTGGTGTTGGAATGTTACGAACAACATCTCTCCGAGCGGAAAGCTTGTCAATTCTGGCATCAAACTTCTCCAAAATATCAAAAAGAAAAGATTTATTGCGCAGCTTGAGATACTCAACCCCAAGCTGCAACAACAAAGGAATGGCGTCTAAAATTTTCACGCTTTCTTGGAAAGAGCGTTAAAAATAACCTTTTCTTCTTGGCCGATTTCACAATCGCAAATATAGCCGCCGATGTGTCGGGCACAGTCTAGCGCCCAAATATAAGCGTCTGCGAAATAATGATCATAAGAAGCTTGATGCTCGCCTTTTTGACTATAAACTGAATACCACTTAATACCTGATTTCTTTTCCATGTTATTATTAGTTAGTTTTGCTCATTTTGATAAGAGAGTCGTGAATCATGTGGCGGGTTTGCCAATCAATAATTCGACCATTATCATCTTTGGGAAGTTCTGACGTTACTTGCTCCAAGTCCAAGCCGAAGGCTGAACATAGAGCTTTAATTTTGCGCAAAACGCCGATTTCCTTGTATTTTAGAACTGCCCAACAGAGGTCAATCTGTTCTGGCTTGCTCTTTTCAATTGCCTTGGCAAGAATATTGCTCATGGTTTTTTTTACTTTTATTATTTGTTTGTGGTTTGTTATTGAGTGCCTAAGCACAAATTATAATACTACAGAAAGGATGCTTGTCAAGGTATTTTTGGACTCTTCTTTTGCTTTTTCTTTCCAAGAACGGAAGCAGTAGTCGCGAATTTCTGGGAATAAATATTGAGTTTTCCCCACTAATTCTTCCTCGCTACTAACCACGCAATAAGTAGGTACGTCATAACCAGACAAGGCAATGGTATTTTTACAACTATAGTCGAAAAAAGTAAGAACGTTATAATTGAGAGCTTCGTAAAATCGGTTAGCAAGACAGTTGTAGTTATTGTGGTTAACTTCGTCTTCAATATAGAGGCTAGTCTCGAAATTAGAGAGTCCTTCTTTTGACCAGTTGATTCGGTCAATGAAGGGGCCATTGACTCCAATTGTGTTAAATTTTTCACGGTTTTTTTGATGTGTTGAGACTTTTACGCGGCCTTTTAAATATTTACGGAATGAAGGTTCGCGATCTTTACGAAAAGAACCGTAATAAACGCAACCAGATTTTTCATTATTTGTTTCTTTTGGGTCAAAAATTAATGAATTTAAATTGATAAAGTGCCAATCGTCCACATACTTTTCTACGATTTTAGAGATGTCTGGACTGTGATTAGCGATAACTTCATAGCGGCGACCTTCTTTCACCGCCATCCACAAGGCGCGAGGCTCTCCAAGGTTGTATTCATTTGTGATATGAAAAAGCTTGGCTTCTGGACTGGCTTTTAGCCAAGCATAGTCAACATACGAATAGTGGCTCGCATGATTAAAGATGATTCGGTCATATCCACTCTTGATTTCGTCATTGACGGTTGGATAGCTCCAAACAAGATCAGCTTCATGACCGTTTTGAATTAAAAAATCCTTAATCTTTTTAGCGTTAAGCCAGTGAAGATTTTGAGGTTCTTTTATGGAACCTTTGTGAGAATCAATGAGCAAAAACTTCATTGCGGGAAGAATTCAATCGCCAAACGTCCAAGAGAATCTTCGATGTGAGCGTAACCCTCAAATATAAATCGGTCACTAATGACCAATGTTTTATAAATCTCAAAGGGAAACCTGCCACGATCAGGAACTTCAATATAATGCAATGTGTTTCCATCGTGACACATATTACAATTTTCAAATTCAATCTCCATCCAATCAAGGTGAGAGCGATTATTTGCGCCAATGATTTTAATTTTTCCAGTCATGTTATATCTTAATATGAGTATTTGAATATGTCAAGGTCTTTTTCAAAGATTTTTTCAATTATCTTTTTGGTTTTAGAATTGTAATAATTTTTATAATCTGTTCTGTTGGAGGAATTGCTGTGAGGAATGTCGGCAGTAATATGTTTAATTTGACACAAATCGAGCATTTCTTGAAAATCATTTTTTAAATTCTCAAATCTGAGAATAAAATTTGGCTTGAATGCGCCATCAAACCACTCTGTTTGCTGATGAATTGCAATAAAATCTTTATTATTATTTGAATGATTTTCTTTCATTATGTCGCAAAAATCTTTGAAAGAAATATCGTTTGATTCTTCATATAATGTCCCAAGGCGATTTTCTTTGGCGAATTGAAACATGGAAACGGCTCTATCAAATGGATTCCTCACAACAGCAAAGGACATGTAATTTTTCACCATGCTTCCAAAAATTCCATAGATTTCGTCTGGCTTTGCATGAGTTGGAGAAAACCAATTCTTATATAGTTTTTTCTTGAACAAGGCATCAATAAATATTTTCTCATGTTTTTTGATGAGATTATGCTCACCAAGATGTGAATAAATGGAAGTGCTGGCATTTTTAGGAACACGAACAAAAATCATGCTCCAAATCCATTTATGAGAACATGGAGAAAGTTCTAGCATTTTGGCCAAACTTTAAATTTTAAGTTTTCAAAAATGTCTGAAAATTTAATGATTGAGATTTCGTCTTTGCGCCCTTTTCTTTGGTAAATTTTATAAAGAGCGTCTCTTGAGCAATCTACCCTGCTATTTTGATCAACGATTTTCATGCACAGTTTCCATAGGCAGGGGCGACTTACTAAAATAAAGTCGTTCTCTCGCTCAAAAGCAATGTATTGCGCTGCTCCAACAAGCCATCCACCATTACCAGCCACATTCAAAAACTCAACCCAAATCAAATCGTTATTTGTTTCTTCGTCCGTTCTTTTGATTTTTTTGCTTGCTTTAATGTCTATGGAATAAGTGGGATAATTCTCTTTTGAAAGAAACACATCAACGTGGGCGAGTTGTTGTTTGCGATCAGCTTTAATTGCTTTCCACCCTTGTTTTTCTGCGATTGAAATGAATAAAGCTTCTGCATCATGTCCTTTTTCTGAACACTCTCCTGTTCTGTCAAACCGATTACGGTATCTCATGATATGCGAAGTCTCTTATAAATTGAAAATTAAATACTTTTTGCGCTAGAGCGACAAAAGGTTGTTTTTTATGTTTGCGGCGAATATTGCCAGCGATGTATTTTACACCGTACTTTTGTTTAAGCAACTGATAAATATCATAAGAAGCGTTCTGAAAAAGATTCTTGTTAAAGTTTCTTGACGCAGCAAATACAAATTCGCATATTTTTTCATCTTTATTGAACTCTTTTGGAATTTCTAGAGTCTGTAAAAAAAAATCAAATGCTATAAAAAATATTAATGAATTATTTTGTGAAGCGTAAAATATTTTTGTTTTTTCTATTAAGAATTTGAAATACTCTTCGTGTTTAGCGTTTAACTCGGAAAGGGTTCTGCATTTAAAATCTATGGGTTTTGATCGCTGCAAGAAATCTTGAAAGAGGGTTTTGAGTTCTTCGATTTGTTGCGCGTCTCCTAAAAATTCGTGTAATTTATAGTTTAAACCGTTATTATTTTTAACCATGCCCATTAACAATAAAGTTTCTAAAGATTTGCTTGATTTGGAGCCGACAGCAGTTTTAGAATTTTATAAAATCTACTATGATACGGTGAACGAGCCAGACTCTTTCTTTCCGTTTCATCCTTGCTCGAATGGGCTTTTGGGCAAAATAGTATTGAATGGAATATCCTATGTGCCGTTAGCTGTTGAGGTTGAAGATTTTGAATCAAATATCTTAAACAGGATTAGTCGCCCAAGAATCAGGATCAGTAACGATCAGTTGGTTATCAGTCAAATTCTTCGGAGAAAGAATGATTTTAAATTTGCAAAGCTTGAGAGAGTAAAAATTTTTGTTAAATACATTGACGATGTGAATTTTGAAGGCGGCATAAATCCTTATGGCGTTGCCGATCCAAACTCTGAAATTTCCCGCGACACTTATGTTGTTTCTCAAAAGACACAGGAAAACAAGTCATTGGTTGAATTTGAGCTAACTGCGCCGTTTGATTTGGAAAATTTTACCATTCCTGGCCGTTTAATCATGGGAAGGTATTGCTATTGGCAGTATAGAGGATTGGGATGTCACTATTTCGGCCCTCCTGTTTGTCAAGAAAACGACTCTCAGTTCACTTATGTCCCAACAGGAACTTTCAACTTTCAAAGTTCAAATAACGAATGGAGATATGGGGCTTATTATGGAGCAGGCGCTATAGTGTATATCTCAACTCAAAAAGACCCGTTCAAGACTTGGTATATTTGTAACGAAGCTCATTTGGCGTCTGAGAATAACATGCCTGGATTAGATAATGCTCCTTGGGAAAAGGATGGTTGTTCAAAATCCATTGGAGCTTGCAAAAAAAGATTTTACGAACCCTCTATTTCATACAGTGGAATATCAGGCTCTTCAACAATAACTGGTTCTGTTTATAATCCTGTGCCAAGTGCTCAAACAGCCAACTTGTCTTCGTTTTATTTGCCTTTTGGCGGGTTTCCAGCAACAGATAATTATCAATATGGACAATCTTACGGTAAAAAATAAAAGCTTTAAGAAGATTTTGGCTTTTATTCAAGAACATTGTGAAAGATATTTTGCGGTAGAATGCTGTGGTTTTATTGGTAAAAATGGGAAAGATTATGTGGTTCAATTTGTGCAAAACAGATCACCAAGACCAAATGATTTTTTTTGCGTTGATCCTCTTGATTATTTAAAATTCAAAAGCGAAAATGAATTTGTTTCCTTGCTTCATTCTCACATTAATGGAGATGAGTCTTTCTCTGAAACAGACAAGGCTAATTCTGAAGCAACATGTTTGCCATCTATTGTTTACTCGTTAAATACAAAGAAATTCGCTATTTATGAGCCAAAAACTCATGAAGTAGATGTAATTACTCTTAATAAGGTAAAAGGCTATCTATGACAGAAATTCATTTACATGGTATTTTAGGGCAAAAATATGGGAAATTGCATAAATTTGCAATCAAAAACCCTCAAGATGTGGTGCGGGCACTAGAGGCGAACCATGAAAACTTCACAAAAGACCTGAAAGACTTGTTAAAAAATAACATTATTTATTCTATTGTTGCTGATAATCAGTGGATTCGCGGCGGTCTTCACAGTAAACAACAAAAAATTAAGAAAATAGATTTTGTGCCGACAATTTTAGGTTCTGGGCCAGTTGGGTTTGCAGTGGCTTCCGTAGTTATTTCTGTGGCTGCGGCAGTTTATTCCTATGTTCAAGCGGGGAAACAACAGTATCCTCAAATTCCTGGAGCGGAGGGAACCACTTCTGCATCCTCTAAATCCCTCTCGTTCTCTAATCGAGAAAATCTCGCTGAACAAGGCAATCCAGTGCCACTAGCCTATGGAAGAATAAAAGTTGGCTCTTATGTTGTGCAGAGCACAATTAAATCTTTCCCACTTACTCTTACTTTAACAGACGAATTTTTAAACTCAACATCTAAAAAATCTGGAAACCAAGTGGCTATTGTTGATGCTCCAGATTCAGTCCTAAGTAATCCAACATTCTCATGAATCATTTTTCTAAAAAATATATTAATGGTATTGTTGGAGCGGGCGGAGGCGGAGGCGGCTCCTCGTCTCCTCCACCTCCACCAACATTAAAACCGCCGAAGCTTGGCGATTTGCAAGCTGTATCTTCTTATGATTATTCTGAGAGTATTGATTTGATTTCCGATGGCGAAATTGATGGATTTGTTGATCCAAAAGGTAGATATGTGGAAAACATTAGATTATTTGAGAGCGTTTATTTAGAAGATGTCGTTGTGCGACAATCGGTTGACGAAAGCTCTTCAGAGATTAAGTTTGAGTATGATTTGAGCTTTATCCAAACAGCGCTTGATAACAGATTTTATAATAATGGAAGTTTTGTGGAAACTTCGATTAGCGACCTCTCTTCCTTTTCGGCGAACAATGGCGCTGGAATATCTTGTTCTTTCTTATCTTCTAAAAATGATATTGCAAGTTCTATTTTCGCAACTTTGTCAAAAATTAATAGCGATTACACTTTAAGCTCTTCTAATAAAGACTCTGATATTTTTAAGCAACTGAGAATTTTAAATTCGCAATTTAATTTTTTATCAGAAAGAGAAGTGCAAACCTATCTCTTGCCAGACTATCCAGACAATTTAGTTGATGAGTATCCTTTTGTTTCTCTCAAGGTTTCTTTTGAAGTTCCATTAGATTCTAGCTACGTTTTTTCCATTGATGATTTGTTTCAATTTGAAAATGACGTTTATAATCAAATCTATTTTGACCTAGAATCAACAGAGC